ACAAACGACATGGAAATACGTAATCATGAATAAAATTATCACGACATCACGGTGATATATTTTGATATTTGCATAAATAATGTATATGGGGTGAGATTATGGGTGCAGGAGTAGCACTGGATGACAATAAAAAAGAGTTGATCAAGGCGCTTCTCGCCCAGGGCAAGTCAAAGAACCAGGTGGCGAAGGAAGCGAAGGTTTCTTGGGCGACTGTTGATAAAGTTAGCAAAGAAGATCCAGACGGGCTTGAGAGTTTGCGAGAGCAGAAAAAGCAGCAATTGGTTGAAAAGATATGGGAAAATATCGCGGATGCAATCGAGCTTGGTAATCAGATGGTTAAAGAGGCTAGGCAGGGGTTGCGTGAAATACCGTTGTCGCATGTATCAACCTATGTCGGCACGCTTTACGACAAGCAAGCCCTGATGCAAGGCGAATCAACACAGAATGTAGGCGGTGGGCTGGTGATACAACTTGACATCCCGGACAGCGAATAAGATCGTGTTCCCGTACATTCCGCAGCCACGGCAAAAATTGTTTCACTTCACCACGACCGACCCGAGATATTGGGCTGACGAGGTTTTATACGGCGGTGCAGCTGGTGGCGGCAAGTCCGCTGCAATCGTGGGTGATGCGTTTAAAAATGCGTGTAAGTATCCTGGTATAAATCTATTAATCCTAAGAAGGACTCTTCCTGAATTGGAAGGGTCTATTTTATTACGCATGCTTGAGTGGTATCCACGTGAGGTGTGCAAGTACAAGGAGCAAAAAAAGGTCTGGGAATTTGTCAACGGATCTCGGATATGGCTTGGATACTGCGAGCAAGAAAATGACGTGTATCGCTATCAAGGTAAAGAGTTTGAAATCATCTACATAGACGAAGCTACACATTTTAGCTACTCGCAGTTTAAGTATCTCAAGAGCCGTAACCGGACGTCTAACCAACGAGCGTTAGCAATGGGGCTGCGTCCGCAAATGAAGCTGACCACTAACCCGGGCGGCGTTGGTCATGTATGGGTGAAAAAGCGTTTTATCGACATTGGCGAGTGGGAGCGAGTGCATACGGTGCAGGAGGTCAATGACGATGACGAGCCTGTGTATAAAGACGGGATTCCGGTCACAACGCAGCGGATATTTATCCCGGCAAAGCTGAGTGACAATCAATATATTGACGATGATTACGAAGCAAAGTTGCTGACGATGGACGAAAAGTTACGCCGGCAGCTTCTGGATGGAGATTGGGATGCACTTGAAGGACAGTTTTTTGGTGAGTTCAGCCGCTCTATACACGTCATAGAGCCGTTTGATATACCGCATGACTGGCGACGATATCGGGCTATGGACGAGGGATATAATGATCCGTTTGTGTGTCTATGGATCGCCACGGATCGGGAAGGTAACGCCTATGTGTACAGGGAGTTTGTCAAGAGTAAGCTTCTGTCTCATGAGCAAGCCGAGACCGTCAACAAACTAACGGGTAACGAGCATATTGATTATTCAGTCGGCGATACCTCATTTTGGAACAAGGGTAAAGCGGATGGAAAGTCCCCGGCTGAAGTGTTTGTCGAGCATGGCATACCGATGATTCCAGCGACCAAGGAACGTGTAAACGGATGGAAACGGGTGCGAGAATGGTTGCACGTATTTGATGACACCGATCCCGTAACCGGGGAAAAGTACAAGAACAGCAGATTGAAGATATTTAGTACGTGCCGGAATCTTATCGAAGCATTGCCAGCCATGATCTATGACGAGCACAATCCGGAGGATATCGAGGATCACCCGTTAGATCACGCGCCGGATGCGTTGCGGTATTGGGCAATGAGCAGACCTGCACCTACTAAGCCATTGCCGAAACCTCATCCAACCAGAGACCAACAAGCTTGGAATCGTCTCGCTGAACTCGAAAAACGAGCCAAAAAACGCAAGAAAGGAAGTGGATTTATCGCATGATATACGTGACAATAGCCGTTCTATGCGGTGTGATCATCTATCAGTTTATCGATCGCCAGGATATGGTCAGGAGATACGAGAAAACGATGCAGGAAATGCGTGATCAATGGCTGGACGAACGCAAGGACTTGCTCGACCGCATCCAAGCGCCGACATTTGCAGAGTACAGCAACAAGGTCATACGTGAGAAAAAAGCGGAGCAGCAGGAGGAAGAAAGGGACAATTCGCCATATATCGCATAAGGAGGTGTAAATCATGCAAGTGTTTGAACTCGTATGTGGATACATTCGCCATTTTGTTGCAGCGAAGGACGCAGATGATGCATACAGACAAGGTACTGATCCAGAAAGGTTTCCAGACCTCCATTTTCGCCCGTTTGAGATCATTCCGGTGACGGTAGAGGGTTATACCATTACCGCTGTCAAAAACGGCTCAGAAGGGCAAAATATTGCGTCTGAGGAGGGTGTTGATACTCCCCGTAGAGGTAGGAGGAAAGCGAGCGAATGAAGCTGCTGAATCGAAAATCAGGCAATAAAGCGAAGAAGTCTGACGAACTGATCAAACTTGTGGACGAAAGACGAGAATCAGCCACGAACTGGCGTATGATCCGGCAGATACAAGTAAACAGGGCATTTTACAGGGGAGATCAGTGGATCAAGTGGGACAATGTACGGCGCATGGTGTACATACCAGAACCCGGAGCCAACGAGAGACGGTACACATACAACAAGATCAAGCCGTTGATCCTCACTCTATTGGCAAAGTTAACAAAAAATCAAGTGCAACTCGAGGTATTGCCGGATACCAACGACGATGACCGGCTTGAGGTGGCAAGAGCCGGTCAAAAGTTCTTGAAGTATCAATGGCAAGAAGATCGGATGGATCACAAGAGCAGAAGGCTCAAGCTTCACATGCTCGTGGATGGGATGCCGGCACTTAAGGTGTTTGTCGATAAAACCAAAGGTGACACGGTTGTGATCGACGAGGATAAGGCTGCTGAATTGGGCGTAGATCCAGGAGTTACGCAAACAGGAAAAATCTGCACGCTCGTGGTCGATCAGATGCAGCTATTCATCGATCCGACTGCCGAGGATATTGAGGATATTCGCTGGGTGGTGCATGAGTTTCCCGAAGACGTGGACGAGATCAAAGAAAAGTATGGCGTAGAGGTAGGGGCAGAAGATATCCAGTTGAGACCTAACTTTGAACTGTCGCTACAGGCTGATGCCAAGAAACGCTATACCAATCATGCCATGGTACGTGAATACTGGGAGTGGCCATCATCCAAGTATCCAGAGGGACGAAAAATCACCATCGCTGGTGGAAAGGTACTGGATTACAGCGAGAGTCCAGGAGAAAATCCATGGATATTCTTCCCTATGATCTCCAACCTCGGGACAGCCATTGCAGACGGTGTGGTTAAAGACCTTACCGTCCCCCAGCAAAGCTATAACGTCAAGCGAACGGCAGAAGCCAAGACGCTGGAGGAAATGGGTTCGGGGAAATGGATGGTGCCGATCAACTCAATCGAAGACGAGGGAGAGATCACAGACGAGATCGGAGGAATCGTACACTACTTGCCAATCCAGAATCACAAGCCGACAAGGGAAAACGGTATCGAACCAGGAGCTGGATGGCAAAACGCCATGGAACGTGACGAAGCTGATATGGAGGATATCAGCGGCGCTCACGAGATCAGCCAGGGAAGCGTGCCGAGTGGCGTTGATACGTATGGGGGGCTGCAATTACTCGTTGAACAGGACGAAACAAGGCTGGCTCTTGCCGCTCATTCCTACGAGGAAGGCATTAAGAAGTGGGGCGAGAAGGTGCTGCGACTCGTCAAAAAGCATTTTCCCGAGGAGCAAATGCTCAGAATTGTCGGGGAAAACGGCGAGATTGAGGCGCTTACCTTTTCTGGCGCTGATTTATCCGGTAATGAGGTGGTCGATGTAGTCCCGGGATCATCCTTGCCGGAAGTCAGGGCAGTTAAAGAGGCAAAAATATTCCAGATGTGGGGCGCTGGGATGTTTGTCGATCCTCGCACTGGACGACCAGACGTGCGAAAGGTGGCTCGTATGCTCGGTCAATCAGTAGCATCAGACTACTTTGATGATGTAGAGCTGGACGAAAATAAAGCGAAGATGGAGCAGAGAGAGTGGGAACAGCTATTTAGCGATCCTGAAACGGCTAATATGATCATCGAGTATCGACAGAATCTGCAACACTATCAGCAAGCTATAGAACAAATGCAGATTCCTGGCGTGATACCACCACCTCCACAACCGCCCGTCAAGCTGCCGGTAGTAAGGGATTTTTACGACCATGAAACGCATCTAGCAGTGCATAATCGGTTCCGAAAAGGCTCTTTTTACGACAATCTGCCGCCCGAATTACAGGCGATTATCGATGAACATTGCGCTGAACATGAACAAGCAATCATGGCTCCTATTATCCAGCAGCAACAGCAGCAGATGATGGCGCAACAAGCGCAAGAACAAGCTAAGGCTGCGGAGACCGCTGCAAGTCGAGAGCATCAACTAGCTATGAAGCAAATGGACAACGAAGCAAAGATCATCCAAGAGGGGATAAGACAGCAATCTTTACTCATGAAGGGGAGATCATAGATGTACTTCAAGAAAATCAAAGAGTTGGAGAATGCGGTTGTCTCGCTTGGAGGTGGAAGCTGATGACGTTCAATATGACCGAATTCCTCAAGACTAATCTGCTTCGTGGCTATCGGGATGGGTCTTTCACAGAGCCGCAGGTGAACATCTTCGCTGCGAATTACTTGGCAAAAGGCTGGTTTACTCAAGCCGATTTTGACGGAGTAACCTACGCGATTCAGACACATGAGGAGTCTGTAGAACAGTAATCTTATTCAACTAACGAAGTTCGATAGTTCAATACACAGGCCGTAGGTGAGAATCCTGCGGCCTATTCTATTACAACCGTTCGGGCGTTGAATGATCTTAGGCCGCCGCTAAGAAAGGAGAAGTACCATGAAGAAACCTTATGCATTGACACTTGATCTGCAACTTTTTGCAGAAGAAACGGGCGTTGAAAGTGTTCCTGCCGCCGAGGAACAAATTCCTGCACCACCAGAAAACAACGAATCCGATCCTGAAACGGGCGTAGAAGAACAGGCTGCCGCCGAGCCAAAGGAGAAGGGAAACAGCTTCGAGAAGGCGTTCGCCAAACGTCTCGCAGCAGAGCGTGAGAAGTGGGAAAAAGAACGTCAAGCGGAGTTGGAAAAGTACAAGGATCATGATATCGCAAGGAAAGCACTAGATTTTCTTATGAAGCAGAACAACATCAGCGATCCCATGACCTTGAAAGAGCAGCTTGAACTCGCAGAGTTGCAGGAGAGAGCGGAGAAGGAAAACCTTCCTCCCGAAGTCCTAAAACGTCTGGACGAACTGGAGAGAAAAGCAGCAAAAGTTGATGAGATCGAGAAACTGCAACAGGAAGCACAACAGACTCAACAGTTCGAGCAGACATTGAAGGAATTCTGTGAGGGCAAGCAATTGGATGGCAAACCTCTGGATTACAAGGAGCTCTGGAAGTATATGTACGAGAACAAGACAGAAAATCCAGAGATTGCCTTCAAAGCCATGAAAGCAGATATCCTGGAAAAGCAGCTCGAACAAGCGGAAAAGGAGGGCATGAAGAAGCTTATTGAAGCAAAGACAAACATCCCTAAAGTAGATGGAGCAAGGGGAACAGGTGCAGTAGCGCCTACCCCACCAAAAACATTCGCAGAAGCCCGAGAAAGGGCGTTACAAAGAGACTATTTCAAATAATTGGAGGATGATAAACTATGGCATTTGACCTGTCCGCCGCAAATGCGGTACTCAAAGAAGATTATCTGCCGCCGGTGCGTGAGCAGCTGAACAATGACAATCCGGTCATTCAGAAGCTTGTCGCAAAGAAGCAGGAGGCAACAGGAAAGCGTTTCTACGTTCCTCTGCACTATGGACGAAACAATGGTGTTGGTTACCGTTCTGAAGGCGCTCAACTTCCGGCTGCTGGGCACCAAAAATACAAGGAATCAACAGGGAATACGAAGTACCTGTATGGTCAGATCGAAATCACTGGTCCTACCATCAAGGCCATGAGAAACGACAAGGGTGCTTTCATTCGTGCCGTCGATTCCGAAATGAGAGGACTGCTGCGTGACCTGAAAGACCAGCGTGCACGCGCTCTGTTTGGTGATGGTACTGGTAAGTTGGCAACATTTGATGCGAATACATCCACCACGACACTGACAGTGGACAGCGTGAAATACTTCCAAGTCGGCATGATCATCGACATCATCTCGTCCGGCGGCGTGGTATCCGTAGCAGGGCGTGAAATCACTGCGATCGATGTTGCAAACAAGACAATCACCATCTCTGGCGCAAACGTGACAACTGTCAATACGGATATTGCCGTTGTGACCGGCGACTACAACAACGAAGCCATGGGTCTCGGCGGTATCATGAGTACGACACTTTCTCTACAAGGTATCAACCCTGCCACAGACACATGGTGGAAACCAAACGTACTGAGCAATAACGGCACGCCTCGTTCTCTCAGCCAACAGCTTATGAGGCAGGCTGTTGATCTTTCAGAGCTGCAAGGAAGCCAGATCAACATGATCACATCTTCTTACGGCATTCGTGCAGCATATGAAGCATTGCTTCAAAACCAAGTGAGAATTGTTTCTCCAATGGAACTTGAAGGCGGTCACAAGACGCTGGAATATGATGGTCGCCCGATTGTGGTTGACCGCTATCATCACTCCGGCAAGATGTACTTCCTGGACATGGACGAACTCGACCTGTATCAACTGTCCGACTTCGAATGGATGGAAGATGACAAGGGCGCTGTTCTCTCCAAGGTTCCAGGATACGACAAGTACGAAGCCACCATGTTCTGCTATGAGACACTCATTACCTACAAGAGGAACGCACACACAGCGCTGGAAGACCTGACAGAACCGGTAGGATATTAATGCGAATGAGGGAGGGCTTTATGCTCTCCCTTTTTCATTATCACGGAGGGGTAGATAATGGCGAAATATGACATCTATCACATTGAAGAACGACTTCAACAATACGATCCTGATTATTTCCGCAGAATCGACTTTGACGAAAAGAGAGGGCTTCATAGGCTCATTTGCTATGATCCGGTGAACAGAGAAGAATACGTCGCATTTACTGTGCCAGCAGGTAAACTCGACCATAGAACGGTCGCTAAGTACATGGAAATTCACCCGAGAAACGGGTTTAACATATTCAAATACCTTGATCAAGAACTCAACAAGAGAGAACGAGAGCAAGAGAAACGAATCAGCGACATGGCGCATGACCTGGCTGACAACATTCTTTCTTCCTTCCGTATGAAGGTAAGCCGATCCATCGACTAAGGCGGTGATAGTGTGAATCTGCAAACGATCCTTGAACGGGTTGATCTATTGATAGACAATGACATATCAACACAGCAAAAGGTGACCACAATCAACGAGATATCCAAGCAACTATTCAGGAGGTTTCCGGTTCCAGATAAATTCGTGAAGTTCACCACGACAAACATCCCATACTACACATTACCTGATGACGTTTCTGAAGAACGGATCAGAAGTGTAGTTGTGAACGGGATCGAATACAAGAGGGTCACACCGGAAGATGATAGGCCAAACAGACCGTTTTGTACGGTCGTGGCAGACCATCTTTTTCTATATCCCAACACGCCTGATCAGACATGCGTGATTTTCTACCAGCCTAGACATGTTGAATTGAGCGCATCGAATCTGTCTGCCGTCCCCACATTCCCGGAGGATTATCACGAGATTCTTGTGTATGGACTGGCAATATGGATCGCAGAGATTCAGCGAGACGTTGATATGGTCAATAACTTCCAACGGAAGTATGACGAGATATTGAAGGACGCAGAACGGCATCTTCGGAAGATGGGGAATAAACGAGTCATTATAACGAATAGGTGGTGATCATATGTCAACAGCAATGGAAATCGCGGCTAAGGAACTGGAAAAGTTGATAAAGGCAGCAGATACGCCAACTAATCTATTCGATGAATTAAAGGCGGATACTCTGACACGAGCTATTAACGTCAAACATCCACCGTCGCCACTTGTCGCCGCTGTAGGTGACGGCACGACGGATGACACAGCAGCATTAAGAGCGATCTTTGATTACTGTAGAGATAATAAAACACCTGTATTTCTACCTTCTAGCACTTATAAAATTAGAGCATCTTTAGATGTCTCCGGCTTAGAGATATTCGGGGTGATGGGAGGCTACAACAACCAATCCGGTACGATTATTGAGGGTAGTGGTGATCATGCGATCTTGGTGCAAGAGAGCGTAGCAGTTGATAAGATTACCTACTCTATCTCCAATATTGCACTGAGAAATGGAACGCTCGGGTTAAAAATGACGTATGCCGTCCACTGTAGGATCGAGAATGTATTTGTAACCGAATGCACTGATGGTTTTGAGGTCGGTGATCCTGCTGTACTTGGAACGATCTGGAACAACTTTAGGAACTGTAGAGTTGATGTTAGCGGTGTTGCTCTAAAGATCGACGGGAAGGACTTTTCAAACGCTAATATATTTGACACATGCTTCTTCCGAGGGGGAGAAGGGGCGGCGATAGTAGACTGCGGGACGGGAATAGGGGCTGTGGCCAATCAGTTTCTTAACACTGAGTTTGCCGGTGCAAAGACAGGAATCACATTTAATAAAACTAAAAGCTCGTCTCTGACAAATTGCTACTTTGAGAGCGAAGGGCCGTCCATCGTCCTCGATGGGTCTAACTGGGACGTTTATATCGAGAATTGCACGTTCGGATCTATGAAAAATTCTAACACGGTAGGTGTTAATTCGTTTATCTGGCATAAATCCGGAGTGAGTCGGATCACTGTTGTATCTGGTTACGTGTATCTACCCTCTGGGGATGTTTACAACAATATGTTCTTTTTTCAAAGCGATGTCCCGTCAACATTTCTGCTAACCATGATGGATCCTCCGGAAAGAGAAATATATGCAACTGGGTTTACAATGTTCGCTCCGGGGTTGCCCACAAAGGACTGCACACTGGTGCATCAATCGGCGTACACCCCGCAGTGGTCGACGAATGGGAGTACACAACCGGATATTGGTAACGGCACACTAAAAGGCAGATACACTTTATCAGGCAGGCTATGTACTGTTCAGGTAGATCTAACCGCTGGGTCAACGACGACATTCGGTACAGGGCAGTTTCAGATTTCACTTCCCTTTCCCGCTCTCTCGGGCGGCGAACGCGCTCAAGGAATTGCCCGTATCTTCGATTCCGGTACGACGATGTATATTGGTCTCGTTGAGGTTAACGCCGGTAGCGCAACAGCAGTATTTTACACAAACAACAGCCCTAACCTTGTTCAGCATAACAGTCCGATGACTTGGGCGGCCAACGATGCTCTACGGTTTACGATTACCTATGAGATTTAACATATTAGGACGATTATGCGCAACAGAAAGAAGGTGATCATTTGGCATACTGGAATCCAGTTCGTGGAATAAGTGAACCTATACCCATAAGAACCTTTCAAGGCGTATATAAGCCAGATGATGAGGGATTCGGATTATCCGAGTCCCTTTTTGTTGATCTGGAAAACATGTCCCCTTCGGCATTTCCTGCGCTCACCACACGCCCGGGATATACGCAGGTGGGAAAATTCGGCACACGTGTACTTGGCATGGGTGCATGGAAGGATCAAGAGTTGCATGTGGTGTTTAATGATGGCACATGGCGAAGG